AAAGTTACCGATACATTAATCGAAAATTATATAAAACTTGCTTCTTCTCACATGTTTAGTGTAGACCCAGTTGTTCAAGGTATTCGTTCTCTTAATAAACTTGACAGATTGGTTGAGGGTAAATTGCATTATGTTCTTAATGATGAGTCAATTGTAACTATTGACGAGCGTACTCAATTGCGCCTAAATAACTTATTACATAAGCAAACAGAAATTATTGAGTATATGAGAGAGTCAAAAGAGAACTTCTTTCATGTGCTTAGCAAATTAGAGGAATAATAAAATGGCAATGACCATCACTACATTAAAGAATACAAACCAAGAGACTGTGATTCATTTCGCATCTTCTCTTGCAGAGTCTGGCACTATTACTATTGCCAACTTAACTGCATCTACTCAAGCAAGAAATGCTGCTACTCCAACAGTTAATATTGTTAAATGGCAAATCACTGGCGAGTTAGCATCTAAGGTTACTATTGTTCGTAACAGTAAAAATGTTATTGCTTGTGCCCCAGAGAATGCTCCTTATGCAGAATTAAATGCATGGGGTATTCCACTGACTAATGATAACACTTCTGACATCGTTATTACTAATGGTGCAGCAAAAGATGTTACTGGTATTTTAGTACTCCGCAAAGTTGCTGGCTGGTCTACTAAAGTTGAGCATGCTACATTTGGTGCTTACGATGATCCAACTGCTGTAGGAAGTTAATCATGAGACTAATTAGAGAAGTTTTCGAACAAACAAATACTATTGTTGAGTCTAAACTCGGCAAAGGTAAAGAATATTTTATTGAAGGAATTTTTCTTCAATCTGAACTGAAAAATCGTAATGGTCGTATGTATCCAGAATCAGTTATGGATAATGAAGTAGGTCGTTACATTAAAGAATCTGTCGAAAAGAATCGTGCTTATGGCGAACTTGGTCATCCAGATACTCCTTCCATTAATTTGGATCGTGTATCCCACATGATTGTTAGTTTGCGCAAAGAAGGCACTAACTACATCGGCAAAGCAAAGATTCTAGAAACCCCAATGGGTCAAATTGCACGAGGTCTTTTAGATGGTGGTGCAAACCTTGGAGTATCTAGCAGAGCACTTGGTTCCCTTCAAACAAATAACGAAGGTGTTCAAATTGTTCAAGACGATTTTATGCTGTCCACTGCAGCTGACATCGTTGCCGATCCGTCTGCTCCAGATGCGTTCGTAAGAGGTATTATGGAGTCAAAAGAGTGGGTCTTTGTTGATGGAAAGTTTGTGGAACAACATATTGAGGAAGCAAAGCGTTCTATTCGCAAGGCTTCTTCACGAAATCTAGAGGAAGCAAAGATTTATGCTTTCCAAAAGTTTCTGAGTAAAATCAGATAAATAATAAATAATCTAATAGAACTATCCAGTTACAGGAGAAAACGATGTCAATCGAACAAAAAATCGCTGAAATTTTAGCAGAATCAAAACTAGCAGGTGCTGAAGGTGGTAGTAAGTCTACTACTGAAAACGCACAAGCTGGTGACCAGTCAGTAATTCGCACTGGTAACCCAGTACCAAATGGTGGTGAAACACCTAACCCATACAATGCTCGTAACAACGTGGA